TTTCTGGCTATATTGGAAATGCTGCTGTAGTTAGTGGATCTGTTGGAAGTGGTCAAATAGGAGCAATTCACTTAGCTTCAGGTACTATACCTGCTGGTTTTGCTTTATCTTCTGGAATAATCACTTCAGGTTATATTGGTGACGCTGCTGTCCTTTCTGGTAATATTGGATCAGGACAGATAGGTGCTAGTCACATTGCTTCTGGTGTAATTCCAACAAGTTTCAGCTTAACTTCAGGAATTGTTCAGAGTGGGAACACTGGTAATAATGCTGTAAACAGTGGAAATATTAGTAGTGGAAGCATTGGTTTATTTCATCTTGCAAGTGGAACTGTATTTTCTGGCACATTTGTCACATCTGGTAGTGTTCAGAGTGGATCACTAGGAAATGCTTCTGTTGTTAGTGGAAGCATTGGATCAGGGCAAATTGGTCTTAGTCATCTTGCATCTGGCACTGTATTTTCTGGTACGTTCTTGTTATCAGGTAATGTAACTTCTGGCTATATTGGTAACTCTTCTGTTAATTCAGGTAATATAACATTAGGCGTTATTGGCAATATTCACATTGCTTCTGGTGGTTTAACTTCAGGAGCAATTTCTTCTGGCAGTATCGGTTCTGTTCATTTAGCTGATGGTGCAGTTCAATCTGGAGATATATCTTCTGGACAAATTGGCAGAATGCATCTGAGTTCTGGTGCTGTTAATAGTGGACATTTAGCTGCAAATAGCGTTGTTTCTGGAGACATTGCTAGTGGAACAATAACTGGTGGTTCTTCTGGACAAGTTCAAGTAAATAATGGTGCAGCATTAACTGGTTCATCTGGTTTGACATGGGACGGCACAATTTTAAGTGCAAATCAACTCACACTAACAAACTCAGTGGGAGATGAAGGTGGAGAAATACTATTAGCTAAAGCCCAGACCAATACAACACTAAGTGGTACTGGTGTTACTATAGATGTTTATCAAGATAGATTAAGATTTTTTGAACAAGGTGGTAATGCTAGAGGTTTTTATCTTCAAATTACAAGCGGTGGCGGTGGTGTTAGCACAAACATCATGGCAGACGGCGCTGTTGTGCTACAAAGCGGACAAGTTCAGTCTGGATTGATTGGAAACAATGCTGTTGTTTCTGGAAGTATTGCTAGTGGACAAATTGGACAGTTCCATCATGCTAGCGGAAGTGTAACAAGTGGTCATATTGGAAACAATGCTGTTGTTTCTGGAAGTATTGCTAGTGGACAAATAGGTGTTAATCATTTAATTTCTGGATTAATTACAACATTGACACTAGGATCTGGTCAAGTAACAAGTGGGATAATTGCCAGCGGAAGTATTGGTAGCTTCCATTTAGCTAATGGTGCAATATTAAGCGGAGATATTGCAAGTGGTCAAATAGGACAATTCCATCTAAGTAGCGGAACTGTAAATAGTGGTCATATTGGAAACAATGCTGTAGTAAGTGGATCAATTGCATCAGGTCAAATCGGTCAATTCCATCTATCAAATAACAGCGTGTTCAGCGGTGCAATTGCATCTGGTCAAATTGGTAATTTTCACCTATCTTCTGGTGCAGTCACTAGTGGAGATATTGGTAATAATGCAGTTGTGTCTGGATCTATTGCTAGTGGTCAAGTAGGTATTAATCATTTAGTTTCAGGTTTGATCACAACATTAACGCTTGGTTCTGGTCAGGTAACTTCTGGAAATATTGCTAGTGGTGTGATCTTTAGATTACTTTCTGGAAATATTACATCTGGATTTATTGGAAACAATGCTGTAGTAAGTGGATCAATTGCATCTGGTCAAGTAGGACAATATCATTTATCAAATAACAGCGTGTTCAGCGGTGCAATTGCATCTGGTCAAATTGGTAATTTTCACCTATCTTCTGGTGCTGTTACTAGTGGAGATATTGGTAATAATGCTGTAGTAAGTGGATCTATTGCTAGTGGACAAATTGGACAATTCCATCATGCTAGTGGAAGTGTAACAAGTGGTCATATTGGAAATAACGCAGTTGTTTCTGGAAGTATGGGATCTGGTCTTATTGTAGGTATCAGTAGCACTTCTGGAAATTTAGCCGTTGGCACTAATTCTTTAAATGTTAACAGATCAGGAGGATATAATACAGCAATAGGAACTCAAGCGTTAAATGCTTGTTACAATGGTGGATTCAACACAGCTGTTGGCTATCAAGCTTTAGCCACCGTCAGCGGTGAGATAAATGCTAATGATGCGTTCGGCGCACAATCTTTGTCGAAATTAGAATATGGGGCTAACAATGTAAGCATAGGAGGTGGAACTCTTTCAAATCTGCGATCAGGTGGTCTTAATACTACATTAGGAGCATTTGCAGGACAATACGTTTCTGGAGATATAAATACATTTACAAGAGGTAGTGGAAATATTGCAATAGGTTTTGCGACAAAATTTGCAACAGATGATACAAAAAATCAAATAGTAATAGGATTTAATGCTACTGGTATTGGATCAGATTCAACAGTTATTGGTAATAATAACATTATATCTGGAAGAATTTTTGGTAATATAAATTTTCCTCATGGTTTATATTGGAGTTCGGGAAATATCGTTTCAGGTGGTGCATTAGTATCGACATTTGGATCTGGAACAATTACATCTGGTGCTATTGCTAGTGGTCAAATCGGTAAATTCCATCTATCAAATAATTCTGTATTTTCTGGCAATGTTTCATCAAGCGAAATTGGAGCCATTCATCTTGCAAGTGGCGCTGTTACATCTGGCGCTATTGCATCAGGAGTTATAGGAGTAAACCATCTTTCTCAGATAATCCAAAACAATATACAACAAAAAACAAATGACTTTAGATTGAGTGTGCAGTCTGGAGTTGCCATAACCTCAACAGATCAGTCAGGACAATCAACTTTGTATCTTGTGCCGTACACTGGCAACACTATTAGTCTGCATGATGGAACCAACTGGAAAACGAGTATTGCATCGGGCACTGTAGTTAGCCTATCTATAACAGGACTAACTAGCGGCAGACCATATGATGTTTTTGCATATGATAATTCTGGAGTTCCTGCTTTGGAATTTGGCACAGTATGGACCACCGTTAATACAAGAGCCGATGCAATTCAAGTGGTTGATGGGGTAAGTCTTAAATCTGGAACACTAACGAGAAGATTAATTGGAACAATTCTGCCAACTGCACCTACCACAACAAATGACACAGCAATTCAAAGATATGTTCATAATTTTGACAACCAAGTTTCCAGACGACTTTTTGTGGGAGATGCAACTAGTCATACTTACGCATCAACAACAAATAGAATATGGAATCTTAATAGTGGAATTCAAATCCAATATGTGGCAAGTCAGGATGGAATTGCAGGAAATTTGGGAATGCAGACCGCCAGCAGAATAAGTACTGGTGCATCTTTCGCAAGAACGCAAGTCACTGGTGGAACAAATCAACTGCCGACCACTAATAACGGAATTTCAACTCTAGCAGCTAGCGGAGCTTTACTCCAATATATGAGCGCACCTAGTGCCACCCATCAGAGCGTTCTGGGATATAATTATTTTTATCCCCAAGAAAGTGTCACTGCTGCTGGAGCGACTGGCACTTTTGCCGCAGTTGACCTCTTTGGTGAAATTAAAGGATAAAAAATGGAAATTGAACAAATTCATGAACTTATTGAAAAAGTATGCCCCATCTATGGTGTGTATAAAGACAAAGATGGTATTGCAAATATTCACTACAAAGAAGAAGCAACATCAGATCAAATTGCAGCTTCTATAGATTTGGTGCAACAACTACCACTTCTTTCTGCTAAACAAAATAAAATGGCTAAGATAGATAAAGAATTCAGTAATAAAATTGATTCAGGATTTCTTACAAGTTACGGCTGGAAACTAGGATTATCTATTGATGATCTTGTTTTACTATCTAGTTTGTACCTCATGGCAACTACATGTGAAAAAGCAGGACTTCAAATCCCATCAATCATAGATACAGATGGGATGCCACATCTTCTTGATATGCAATGGTTAACTGTGATTATGCTGCAATATGGAGAATATCGGTCGCAAATGAGCCTTGAGTACGCAACTAAAAAGAAATCTGTTAATGATGCGACGACCATCGAAGAGGTGGAAAATGTCTGATCGGGAAAGAAGAACAGAAAAATTATCTGTAAAACTGATAACACAAGAAATTCACAACCTGCCTAATCTAAAACTTATCAAAAAATACATTGAAACTTACACTGATTCTGTCATCAGAAGAATTATTCGTTTGCACACTATGCTCTAACCAAGATGGAAATAAATAGACAGAACCAGCAACAGCAGGATAAATCAATACATTTGAATTAACTAAATTAAGCTCATTATAATTAGGATCAATCATTTCCTTAGCAATCAATGGACTATGAAAAACTATATTCCCACAATTCTCAGGTGTCTGTAAATAATATACACCCGACAAGAAACTCCTCGGATGTATATGCCTAACATTATACGATCCCTTAGCATTAACATTTACCCAAGAATTAAAAATACGAAGCTCTTCAACAATATTCAAAGAATTTTTAATCTTACCAATAACTTCTTCCAAATCTTTTTTCAAAAGCTCACAAATCTTAGTATCTAAAAAATTATCAACACTCTGCCAACCACCATTCATGTTCGTCTTCTGCACTCCAGAAGAATATGCTTGCTTATACCTCGTATACTCTATTAATGTATCTCTATAGATATCATTAATTTTACAACTATAAATGGTGGTTGGAAATACTAACTCACACTTAATTTCATTCATAATACTTTCCACTAGTCACATCCAAATGACGACACTTGATATCACCATCGACCAACAACTTGAATCCCTTGTCACGAAGCTTCTGCGACAAGAAACTATCTTGCGTCAAATGAGCAGTTGTTACAGTCCAAGGATACTCGGTCTGTAAAAAACATTCCATAGGGAAAAGAGTAAATCCTTGAGCAATCGTGTAAACTTCATATACACCAACATCTTTGTTACTTAACGTCAGGGCTTGTCTCTTTCCCCCGACGATTTGTATGTGAACACCTTCTCTGTTTTCTTGCTTTTTCACATAATATCCACCCAATACTACCTTGGGATCACCAATTTCCCTGTATCTTTGCAATAACTTAAAGAATCCATCATCTGGAGGGAAAGTATCATCTTCTACAGTAAGAAGAAAGTCTGCGCCATCATCCAGAGCGGTCTGGATTGCGTCATTATATGCATCGGCTGTCGATCTGCCAAACACGTTAAGATACTTAATCTGAACACCAGAAGGAATAGACAATTTCTCTAGTACTGGCAAATTCTCTGCCTTTTCCCTTGTTGGAACAACAATTAAAACTTTTACATCACCGACTTCCAAATATTTTTTTTCGACCTCTCGGATATGATCTAACTTAGGTGTACCAGTAAGATTGATCTGGCGTAATGCTTCACTGTTGCCGACACCAATACGACCAGTTGCCTGAAGATCTTGCTGTGCCTGTCGTTCTAAACGAAGCTTCCAATAATCAGGTTGAGCAGCATCAATTTCTTGCCTTGTATACTTCTTGGGGAAACTTTGCCAAATCTTATAAAGAGATTCAAACTCTCTTAAAGCTCCCAACACTGCACGATCTTGCTCTTCTAGGTCAATTCTTTTTAGATCTGCGTCAATCTGATCAATTTCAGTTCCCTTGTCTTCCAATTCCTTGATTTGAATTTCAATCTTTCTTCTTCCTAGTTTTGCTCTCCTTAAATTATCATATTTGATTTGCATCTCCAAAACGCATTGAGAGTATGCTAATGTATCGTGGTCATGCTGACCAACTACGAATTTGTCTAGGACATATGCTGTTCTAGGCATTTGGATTTCAAGGAAAGCTGATTCCATTTCCTTTACTAAATCAATTGCTTTATCAACTCTTTCATCAATCGGAATAAGTTCGCTCATAATTTTTCTCCTATATCTTAATAGAGAATTTATTAATTTTTCCTATATTAAAACATAATAAATTATTAGGTAATAAATATGCCAGCATCATGGGAACAAATAAATACAGCTCCAATCAACCACAATAGAGTACTTGGATGTATTCTTACAAGAGAAACAGTTAGTACTGCATGGGCATTTGGCTTCAGAAACATACATATGCCAAATGGAGCTTGGACGGCATTATCGGGAATGCCATTCGGGCATGCCAGAGATACTGGTGGTCTAAAACTCTTAGAGCTAGGCTGGGAATGGTTGTTCTTCCTAGACGATGATGTAATTTGTCCACCAGACACAATTTTAAAACTATTAAGTCACAACAAACCAATCGTAAGTGGTGTCTATTACAGGCGTTACGCTCCATTAGCACCCGTAATGCTTCTAGATTCAGCAAACGGACCACAATGGATCACTGAATATCCTGCTAACAGCTTAATAAAAGTCGATTATGTCGGAGCTGGATGTTTGTTAATTCACAGATCTGTTTTAGAAAGTTTGCCACCATTAAGTACTAGTGCTCACTGGTTCGAATGGAGGTGCAATAGGACAGATCTTCCTCATCTAGAAAAGACCAGCGAAGATTTTACCTTCTGTAAGCATGCACGAAATCATGGTTTTGAAATTTTTGTCGATACTTCGATACAATGTCAACATTGTGGTCAGGCAAGCAGTAATATTGAAGGATTCAAACCATTGGAGATCAAACCATGAAAATGACACATTTACCAACAAGCAGCACCAAAAAACTCAAGATCTGTGTAATATCAACGACAGTTTTACCTTGTCCCCCAACTGGATATGCTGGATTAGAGATGATTTCTTGGCAATGTGCCGAAGGTTTACATGCTAAGGGTCACGAAGTAACACTTATTGCTCCTAAAGGATCAAAAACTAACGCAAA